TTAGCAGTATCAGCAACCCAGCCGCGTCCGTGGGAGTGCTGGTGAGCAGGGACAGGTCCGTAACCAAAATCAAAAGTAGTCATGTTCATTTCCTTATCATTCATCATAAGTATATACTAAACTATAATAAGAAATATGTCAACCAAAATCGTACCTGCTAAGTCATTGATTTTATTAGAAACTTAAAAAAATATCGTTTGAAATCCTCAAGAAGCATATTGTTCATAGCCATCTCCCCAATACTTCATCGAACAGTTCCGTTAACATTCTGTCGAACTCAACGGTATTGTCCATGTTACGTGCTACATACATCTGATGCACTGTATCCTCTATGCTCTGTGGGGATTTCATAACTTCAATACTGCGATTCTTTAGTTCCTTAATCAGTTCATCGTCTGAGAAATCCTCAAGAAAAAACTTTAGCTCTGAATCATCCACCCAGACTTCAGTGTCCACTGTCACATAACGCCCACTCATTTTTCAACTTCCCATGCGTAATGTAATGTCACCCAGTCCTCTAAACATTCTTCAAAAGACCAGTTCTTATCCACTTCTTCTTTACCATACTTTTTACACATCTTCTCATACCACCAGGGGTAATACTCTTCTCTAATTTCTTGTTCTGAAACTGTTACTACGCTGGTTCCTTCACGAAGGAACCCAGGATCAACAAGTTCGTCATAACAAAAGTATCTCATTCAATAATCCAATCCATGTTTAATCAGTCATTTTCTTTCACCATTGGATTTATTTCCACGGTTTAACTCCCATCTATACCTAATCCCTAAGTGTTGTGACTGTATCACTTTGCCTTCAATAGTGTCAGGCTCACACCGCACCACTAAGTTAGCAGCCTCTAAATCCTTCATACCATCTACCCAACTGTAAAACCCATTTGGATACAACTGCATGAGTTTCAGTGTTACTTGGTCTGCTGGGTCAATCATTTTCTAACGCCTCTTTCACCATTTCACCATCACGAACAACATGCATATGAATTGGACAACCACTAGACTTAATGTAAGCACGCCCACCATCAATCATATTACCATTCTCAAACTTTTTATAATCATGGCGATGTGCGCTGTATTGTAGATTACCATCATCATCTTCAATGAGACCAAACTCTACAGATTCAATTCGATCTGCATTGGTAATCATAATTTGTGGCTTTTGTGTTACTCGTGTATCAACCATATTGTAATATAATCCAAAGTAATGGTTACCAAACTCAGGATGTGGAGTCTCTCTGTAAAAGATATCCATTGCCCATGCCTCATAGCCCAGAGCACTGGTACACACATAGGTAACAGGAACACCATCTTTCTTAGTATAGTGTTCACTAATCTTGTCAGTATCAAATAGTGGTTCGTGTTTAATCATTTGATAATCCAATCCATGTCTAGCCAGTCTGTTTCTTCTGGCATTATTTCAACTAGATCGCCGTGCTGGTTTTTAAGTTGACTCCATATATGAGCATTGTTCATGCGTAGAGTATAACCCTCCTTATGGCAGCTATAGCAACTGCCAGTTGATCCATAGAAGTTATAGCGATCACCCGCATCCTCTACACGAGTAATACCACTGTTCATGCGCCAGCTATCGCCAGTGAGGTATCCACCACTCCACCCTGCGAGCACACGATAGTGTGGATCATCGCCATTCATTTTGATAACTACCCAATTATCTGGATTATAATCAGTCATTTTCTTTCACCATTGGATTTATTTCCATCCACTCGGACCAATCAGCATGTGGCATATAGTATGCAAGCACAGTTTGAATCGCTTTGAGCAACTCATAGTCTGGCTCAAGAACATCATCCGAACAGTCAACCTTATCAAACTGATTACACATACGATAAGTGTCCTTTAGCTCATCAATGACTATGTCGTCGCAATCTTCAACTCTGAGTATAATCGTTTTCATTTTGTTTCCTCATTTTCAAGATCAATCATTTTAATCTTCATCCGCGCCTCATGTTTGAAACAGCAATCGCATCCTCTCTGCTGGTTACAGGAACGGCATTGCTTTTGTGCATAGTTGCAATACCTTTGATAAGTGTACCTGTATACACGTTGGGCTGTTTCTTAGCTGTGGCAGAGTTGTGTGTGGCGATCACATTCGACGTTGGAGCAACATTACGATCTGATTTGTAGTTAGGCATTTCAGAACGATAGTCGTTGTTGTTACCAGTATAGCCAACACTTTTGAGAAACTTTGCATGACGTGCTTCAGCTTCGAGTTGCGACTTGGTCTTCTTTTTAGCTTTGCGCTTCTTGTAGTTTGTGGTGGTCATGTATGGTCCAACAAGGTGCATACTCATAGCTATTTCCTTTAATTAAGGCTTCCGTTATTTAGGTTCGTTGGCTTCTTTGAAATGATAAGTGCAAACAACATCCATCCATTCTCCAGGCTGATCTAACAAACTTGTAGGTATCTGTTCAGCAACACTCTGAGAGCGAACAATCTCTGCATGGTCTAAGCACTTATCCATATCAACAAATTCTGCTCTTCCAACAACTATTCCTGCGAGCATAGTAACCATTATAATTGTGTTCATAATATATCCCTTTATTATAATTTTTATTTTTAATAGTAGACGGGACCGTGACCCCGTCTACTATCGGTTTTGGCTCCTGGAGTAGGACTCGAACCTACGACCGAGCGGTTAACAGCCGCTTGCTCTACCAACTGAGCTATCCAGGATTATCTCCTTTATATAGTATATACGTTTCGTCTGCATCTCCGTGGTCGTTAATCACTTTGGTGCAGTGGTTGACACAGGCCCTCGCATCGGGACTACATCATTATACTAGATAATAACTTAGTAAGGTATATTTGTCAACCTTTTTTTATTAAAATGTCTTGGATTATTGCCTGACGCATGATAAGTCCGTTGTGCATCTGTTCAAAGTATTTTGCTCTCGGATCGTTGTCAAACCAAGTTGGGATTTCTTCATTTCTAGGAAATGGGTGCATTACTATAGCAGAGTCTGGTATGTGATGTATATGTTCTTTTCGCATACTATAATTGCCACTACTGCCTCTTTCACGTTGTACTCTAGTTAGATAATATACATCACTAGCAGGCCAGATTCGTTTATCATAGGTAGGATAGAAATGTTTTGTACAGTTAGGTAATGCTTTGTCTAAACTGTGTACAGTTCTGCCATTTTCAATATCGCCTACAAATGTCACAGTGAGATCTTCGATACGCCCAAAGTGCTTGTGAATTGTATATAAGTCTAATAGAGTTTGAGTAGGATGTTCTCCGTTGCCGTCACCAGCATTGATAACAGGTACTGTACTAACGTTGGCGGCTTTGTACGCTTCACCTACTAGTTTGCTACGTAATACTATTACGTCAGCATAGTTGCTCATTGTGCGAATAGTATCTTCAAGGTTTTCACCTTTGGCAACACTACTATAATTTACGTCATTGATACTAATGACCGATCCGCCCATACGATACATAGCACTAGCAAAACTTGAGCTTGTTCTAGTGCTAGGCTCATAAAACAGATTGCATAACACCCTAGGTCTCGTGAACATACGTGGACCATGAGTTTCAATATGTAAGGCGAAACTTATGAGCTGATTGATATCAGCGTCATCGATGCTGATTAGATGTTTCATCCATTATTTAACCTTTTTGGTTAGGAACCAGTTACCAGCTTCCATGAACCGTCATCCTGTACTCGAAGGTCTTCAATAAAGATGTGATGGTCTCTATTACCTTCGCTATCAACGGCATTACGGATCACCGCATCACATGCTTGGTAAATATCACCCCATGTTTTACCAGTACAAACAGCAGAAGTATCATACCCCCAAACATCACACTTGTTACGAATGACTAATGGAGTTTTGATGCCATGAGGCTTATCAAACTCAATGTTTTCATCATACATGCTAAAAACAGCTTCAAAGTTATTAGCATCTTTGTAGTTGGTAAAGTAATCCATTTCTTGTTCAAAAGTCTTTGTCATCTGTTTCTCCTATTTCCTAACTGTTATATATAGTATAGCATCTAATACCCAAAAGTCAACCATTTTCTGCCTAATAGCTAAATATTTTTGACAAAAAGATTCGCAAGTTGGGAGAAGGCGCCAACATGTCCGTCCCGCAAGGGCGGTTTTTTGTGGAGTATACGCCATGATTACACTAGATCTAGTGGGGGTCTGCAATGACGAAGACCCGCCAAGTACTAAAGTTTATAGGCCCATGGGCATTTCGAGCGTATATTGCATGGTCAATCTGCGCTGACATCATTGCGATTTCTGCATTATTTTGGTACTTTTTCTTTTAATTTTGGTTGACAAACCCATTATCTTATAGTATATTAATACATAAGCTAAGTATTATAGCGAAAGGAGCATATGATGCAGAAAACTCGTATTCATTATGTGTTGTTTGACAACAGCTCTCCTTTTAAACCCAAGACTGTAAAGTCTAAAAAGGTTTACAAGCGTAAACCTAAACACTCTAAGAAGGAGGTTGTATGATAAAGAAATCACTTATCGTAGCGGCATCTGTGTTAGCTCTATCAACTGCTAGTACAGCAAATGCCGGTGATCAATACTACAGCCACAATGATCCATCAGGTATTTTACTAGGTGGTATTATTGGCGGTATCATTGGAAACAATATTGGTAACAGTAAAGGCAACGGAGCGGCTGGTGCGGTTATTGGTGCTCTTATTGGTAATAATATTACCAACCATGGACATTATAATCAGCATCCACCAGTAACTACAAGCTATCGTAGAGAAGTTGTTGTTGTAGAACCACAGTATGTGCAACCACAGTATGTGCAACCACAGAATTTTGATCCTTGCTTACGTTATCACAAACCAAAAAATCGTAGAGCTTGTCGCCAAGGACAAAATCTACATCAACAAGATCATGCTTTTAACTATGGGTATAACAACCAGAGACGTTATAGTCATAACAATCCATGGTGGGATTAAAGACTTCTAAGTAAGTCCCAAGTTTCTTTCCAATCCGCAACGGAATGTACTTCGCCCAATGTGTCGTTGATGATGCGTTGGGCGATTGTATGATCGTTCCCTGTTGGATCTGTACGATCTCCAAAATATTGAACATGCCAATGGTATGGAGCAAACGTTGACTTTTGAGAACCTAAGTCTAGTGTGTCAATTACCTGTTGTTTGTCTGCACCTTTGGGATAGATATCAATACTGATTTCTCCTCCAACTTTAGCCTCAAGATCAGGAAACACTGCACTAATCTCTGTTGCTATACGAATTCGCTCGCCAGACTGGTTATCATATTCATTGTATTCTTTACGTTGCTCTAAGTTGGCTTCACGACCTACCACACTAAAATTTACCAGTCCCGGTCTCTTTTCAATGTGAGTTCCTGTGCGTCGTATATAGGGGCTCTGAAATAATTTTTCAAGTAAAAACATATGTAGCCCATCGGGCATAGTCCAAGGATTGGTATAGATGTTTTTGCCTTGTGCCCAAATGTCATTGCCCAAACAGTTGAATGAGCGTCCAACACTTTCGCAGATTTCGGAACCAAGTTGTTCTACTGTTTTGGGATAGTCACTGCCAGTAACCAATCCAACATGATATGATCTGTTGCGTATAAAGTTGAGAAGCCAACGTCTAAAGGTTTCATCAATACGCTGACGGCTGGGAGTAAGTGTTCCGTCGACGTCAAAAAGCAGTATTTGTTGCATGCTGTTTCCTTATAAAAGTAATGGGCCTATAGGCCCATTACTTTCTAAATATTACTGGAAGTATTAGTCCTTCTTAGTAACAAAGGTATAAAGCTCTGCGGCTTTGTCCATGATTTCTTTTGGCTGATACATCTTTGGAGTATAAGTTTCAAAGAAGTCAGTTACTGACTGACCTTGCTCTTTGAACTGCTCCATAGCATGATGTGCGAGGCTGATCTGATCTTCATACTGACGATCCATCATCTCTTTGGCCATCTTTAGTAGTTCTAAACGGATTTCGAATGGGTTTTTATTTGCAGACATAATATTCTCCTTGTGTGTGTCTGTGTTACATCTGTAATATAACGTTAATACTTAGCGATGTCAACCACTAAGTTACCAATTGTGTGTATTTGGTAAGATTATTTATGACTGTCTTGCGGAAGTTCTTTAATTGGTATTTTATTTTCTTCTAATACACGCCTAGCAAGATTGCTATTTTTTGTAATAAGACAAACACGACCATTAGAATCGTATACTGTTATTCGATGACTTTTTAAATCTTTAAGAGCTATCATAAATTCCAACTTGGATTAAGGTTAAGTGGCCCGTTCTGTTGCTAGGTGGAGCCATACCCCCTGTGGTTAAGCCGCTAGGGCTAACTCAGAAGTTGCAAAATTATCGTTTGCAGTTATAGTTTTTCTTGCATTAACCGAGCTTGCGCCGGACGACTCCACTCTTCTATTAACTACCAGTCGATCCTGGTTCGCCCCCATCATAAGCACACTGCTTTCGGTTAATAACTCTATGAGTAGCATAACACTGCAATCACAGTGTGCTTATGGTGGAGGCGTCGGGTACTGCCCCCGAGTCCTGTATAGCGTTTGAATTGCTTCAACATCGCAGTATTATTTATACACTAGGTTTGTAGATTTGTCAAGTACTTTTTGCCAGGCTTCTTCAAAGCCTTCTTCGTAGATGTATGCTTCTTCATTGTACCATAAACGTTTAGTATAGTCTCTAACCATATCTTGTATGGTTTCATCACTCCAACTATTTGGGACTAGACGCCCCTTTACCATCCAGAATAACCTGTTTGCTTGTTTAAGCTCTAGGGCTGTCATTAAAGTACCTCAATTTAATTTTACAGGTATTTAGTGAGTCAAAAAAATAAGCGAAGTTTCCTTCGCTTATTTGATTGTGATATTAGGCTTACTTTATTAGAAAGTAAAGCTAATACCACTACGAGCTGTCCAGTCGGTAGCATCGTTGTCATAGTCGACGGTTGCGAATGCAACTGCACCGCTATCGCCAAACTTGTATTCTGCGCCGCCAGTGATAACACCGTCATCATTTGCCGCATCTGTGTCGCCATAACCAGCCTTAAGAGTTAGTGAGTCAGTTAGGTCATAACCAACAACTGCTTCATAGCCAATTACGTCTGTTGCCGCATCCTTCATGCTTACGCTACCTGCAACTAGGATTGGTCCAAAGTTACGCTCGATACCAACACCATAGTGTCCAATATCTGTAATAGCGTTGTATGCGTATGCAACACCAATGCCAAACATTTCAGCACCGACTTGGAAACTGTCAATAGCTTCATTTTGTGCATCGTCTGTCATTACAGCAAGTGCGCCGATCTGTAGATCACCGATCTTGTTCATGTAGCGTACACTGTTTGATTGATAGAAGTTTTGCTTCTGTACGCCTGCGTTGCCACCTTCAAAAAACTGGTCGCCTTTATCAACGAAGATTTCCATAAGGCTCATGTGCTTACCTAAACTAATTGCACCAAGTGTATCGTGTTGAACACCTGCGTATCCAAAACGAGTTGTTAGTGCATTACTGCTGTTAACATCAACATCAGCACTTAGTTCGCCAAATACGCTGATATTTTCAGCGACTCCAGCGTTTGCTACCACGCCTAGCTTTGAGCTATCGCTACGCACACTAGGATCTACGTCGTCTTGGCTAGTCGCTTGGACGAACGCACGAACCTCACCAAACACCTTTGCTGTTGCTGGGGCTGGATGGTTATCTGCAAAAGCAGATGTGCTTGCAATCGCTAACATACTAGCGGCAACCATAGTAAACTTATTCATTATTTTACCTTCCTATTAGTTTTATTTTGAATGTGTGTATGAAGTGTGAATATATACACATAGTCAATGAAAAACCACTGTATATACAGTGGTCTGTTATTTAACAGAGACATTATCTTTTATATAATTTCGTTGTAAATTGGTTATAAATATTGTATGAACATAGAAAAAGCCCAAGAAAACCTTCTGCGTATTAGTGCTCCGCACTATAGCGTTGAAACTGTTGGTGACCCTCAAAAGTTACGAGAACAAACCGGAAAACTAACTATAAACGATAACGAAATTGTTGTTAGTGCCGGAACAGAACCAATATTAAAATTTATTCTTACTAATCAATATATCTCTTGGAATAAAGAAGCTATTGCAACATCTGCTAATTCTGTGTTTAAACGTCTTGGATCAACTGACGAAGTTTCAAAAATTATTATCACTGAAATCAATAAACAAAGACGAGAAGCATTTGACGAAGCCTATTGGATTTTAGAATTAGCAAAACAAGATAAAAATCATATACCCTATGAACAACCTTCCAGCGATACACACGAAATACCAGACGTCGTAGTTGTAGAGCGTGTGGTAGAAGTTGAAAAAGCAGTTGAAGTAGAGAAGATTGTTGAGGTTGAGAAGATTGTTGAAGTAGAGAAGATTGTTGAGGTAGAGAAGATTGTTGAGGTTGAAAAACCCCAACGCAGTCTCTGGGCTACAGTCAAGGGTTGGTTTAAAAAGGATTGAAAACTTATGTCTAAAAAAGTAGTACTAGGTTTTCTAGTACTTTTTTCCTATGTGGTTTTAATAATACCAGGACCAGAACTGATCAAACTAGCATTTGCCTGGCTAATACCAGCTATCGTACTTTTATCTCTTGAGTTGTTTTTTAGCGAGTAACTTTTGTTAAAGTAATAAACAAAGGTTCTTTTTCTATATAGTTACGAATGTAGCCAGCACTGTTTCTATATGTTCTAATAGTTACTAACTTCTTGCCTGATGTAACATCTTTAATAAAAAGTTCTGGTGTTGCTTTGTTGTCAACATATTCTGCAACAAGATCTAAATTTTCATCATGTAGCTGATCAAATTTCTTAGCATCTAAAATATAAGAATATCGTTTTGTAAATTGTTTAAGTTGGATATTGTCATCTTCGCGAACCATCCAATACTTCAAAGCCTTTGCTAGTTTCTTAACATATGTTTTTTCTTGGTCTTCAGTTTGTAGCTGGGTGTTCATACTGTTAACAGCCGCACGATATGCTAGTTCTTGGGCTTTAAGTTTATCATCTTGTTTGAGGAATTGATCCTTAATACCACTGATGTCTGCTAGTTCAAATTTGCTATCAACATTGAACAATCCATTTTGTAGTATATTGTATCGATCTTCCATTGTTAATGACATTGCGCCGCCGCCAACTTGATGTATCTGTCTGGTTGTTCCAACTTTTAAACTATACTCAGCAAATTTCTTTTCTGTCTCGTTGGCAAATGTAATATCTGTTTTAGTTTCACTTTCGCCGCTGATGCCGTCTCCAATAATACGTACCCAATCAAACCTACCATTTTTTTGATAGGTATCAGCAAATCTTGCAGTTTCATTGTTTGCATCTTGCACAATAACATCAAGCATTGTACCCATATCTTCAGCAACTTTTGGATCTTTAAATGAGTCCCAACTGCCAGGTTTTAAACTGATTGTAATATGAAACTCATCTGCAATATCGCTGTTTACTTCTTTGGCTTTTAGTTTTAATGTTTTTCCGTTTTGTAGCTTTGAAACAACATTAAGAAGATCTTGTCGAGTAATAGTTTTTGATGGGCGTTCGATTAATCTTGCAAAAGCGGCCGCGGCATGAAATCCTTCTGCAACTTCACCTTTGTTATACTTAATACGCTCTTCCGCGGCGTCTCCTGCGGCTCGGTAATACCCGCCAAATTCGCCAGTTTTAACAAATTTTCCAGTATTAATATATTCCCCATCTGTTGTTTTTAGGTTGATAGTTCCTTTTAAAGGTCCAGTATCTGTTACTGCTTTCATTCTATCAAATTCACTAGGGTCAATAACAACCTGTGAGCCATCTACCGTAGTAAACGGACTCTGAGATTGTATTTTCTTTAAAAGAAGTGCAATCCTTTCAGGATACTTGTTGAGTTCTGCCGCAGTGAGGTTACTTGCTTCTTTTAAAAATCTTGGTAAAGGTTTAAACTGGTCGTATCTCATGATAATGTATTTATCATAATCATTTATATCCTTGAATATCTAGATCATAGTTATCAAGTGTAATTACTTCATTACCATTTTCAGTATAGACTACACGCCGAATGCCAAATTCATTAATGCAACGGGCGCAACCTGTACAAGGCTTGCTAGAACCGTATTCCCAGTGACGCTTTTCCTTGCCGTCGCCTTTACGAGCTCGTGCAATATATAGCGTACACTTTTCTAAATCTTCAACGTCAAGTGTCTGTAGTGCGTTCTTAATAGCATGCGTTTCAGCATGAAAAAATATTGCGTGTTCGTTTTTAGCATATTTGGTTTGAAACGGATGCGACTTCATATGGTTAAAGCCCACGCCCACTACTTTGTTCTTGCGTACAAGAACTGCCGCCATGCGACTACCTCGAACACGCTCAGTACTCTTGGCGATTTCAAACGCTGTATTGATGTATTCGTGATCTTGTTTAGTCAACATTGTCGTACCATTGTTGTACAAAAAGTTGGTAGTCCTGGGAGGATTCGAACCTCCATCGCTCTCTAATCTGGAGACTATGCCGAGTATAAGCCGGGTGTTTTACCATTAAACTACAGGACCTTGGTGACCCCTACGGGACTCGAACCCGTGTTTACGCCGTGAAAGGGCGTTGTCCTAACCGCTAGACGAAGGGGTCGTCTACAACTAGTGAAAAGTATCTAAAACAGGATATTCAGGACACTCTTCTTGATCAGGATGCCAGTGAGTAACATCACCGGTTAGAAACCCGTAATCACAAAAGAAGACATGCATATCCTTCCATTCCTTTCCATCTTCGTCAACATATAAGCCATCGTACCATCCTCTATGGCTTCCGACTAAATTAAAATAGTACCAAACTTTTTCGCCTACCTTAGGCAATCTTTCGTTTACATCAATCCACATATTACTCTCCTTAATTTGGTGCCCACGGTCAGACTCGAACTGACAAGGCAGATGCCGAGGGATTTTAAGTCCCTTGTGTTTACCAATTTCACCACGTGGGCTATGGCCTGCCCTGAGGGATTTGAACCCCCGACCCACAGCTTAGAAGGCTGTTGCTCTATCCAGCTGAGCTAAGGGCAGGTTGTGTTCCAAATTAAGTTAAGAGTTTTTAGGTAATTGAGTTGCTTCTTCTACTAGAGCTTGAACAGTTGCAAGATCATTGCACACAATCTTGGCTGTTGACCATTCATCATCATTATCACGCCCAGCAACTTCAACTACGAAACCATTGTCTAGTTGCTTGATAGTGATATCTTCGTCGACCTTTGATAATTTATCTGCTAACTTCATTGATATATCCTTTATGTACTGGCGGTGAGACAGGGATTCGAACCCTGGGTACCCATTGCTAGGTACAACAGATTAGCAATCTGCCACTTTCGGCCTCTCAGTCACCTCACCTTTGTTTAGTTTGTATAATATAGCAGACTTACTTAGTAATGTCAACCTTTAGTTTACCATTTTATAGCTCTTAGGTTATTATGCAGTGCAAAAGGTAAATACCTTGTATTATTGCTTATCTGTAGATAATTTACTATCAGATTTGTGCATTAATGCTAAAAAAGCAATAGTGTTTTTCCCAAACAACTATTGTATACCATGCATTATTGCTATAAATAACACTGAGCGTCCTCAGCTCATAAAAAATGAGTGGCACTAGGAAAGACTAGGGCATATCCCATGCCTTACAAGTGGTGTTGAAAATAGACACCGTGGTGACGCCGGAAGAGACCGGGGTATTGCTCTCCTCAAGCACACATACATACACATTGGAGAAACAAAAAATGAAGACTATCCTAAACTGGATGTCATTTCCGTTACGAGCATTAGCTTATTTTTTCGAAAACATTAATAACGCCAAAGGTATTGAAGACTACCTAGGGCAAGCCACAGACCATGCAGATCTTGAGCGTCGTCTCAACAATCTTCGCTATGGTAATCACTTTGGTTTTGATAGAATGAAAGGAACAAGACTATGACCGTAACAGTATTTGATAGAAAATTAGAAATTGAAAACCCTTTTAAAGGCTTTGGTAAGAAGTTTTGGGCTAAGTTGGAAAAATGGGGCGAGGTACATGCTCAAACCGTTATTCGTCAGCATTGGCATCAACTTGATCTAGACACCCAAAGAGAATTTCTTAAGCGTTGGAAAAACAAGTAATAGAGTAGGGAGGAGAATTAATTTTCCTCCCATCTCTCTATATCTTCTTCAATACATTCCTTGCCATATTGAATTTCAATTATTGCACAAGGCTCGGGAAATGGATTCATTAACTGATGCCACATTGTGTTAGGAATGAATGTACTCTGCAAAGGTCCCATAACAACAGGATCTTGTGTTTCATCAATACTATTGATTACACAAGAGCCTTTGTATACCATCCAAAACTCACTGCGCTTGGCATGACGTTGCATGGATAATTTCTGTCCTGGTTCGACTACTAGTTCTTTAACTTTAACACCTTCCGACTCAAAAAGTACTCGATAATAGCCCCATGGGCGCATGGTTTTAGGTGCTTGTATATTTTCTACTAGTGTACTACTGCTATTTCGTTTGTCGGTGCCGCCAACGCCAAATTTAAAAGAACATTTAGCATGACCAATCCACATACGTTCTTCTTTGGGTAGATCTTCTTTGCTGGCTCGGTCGCCACCGTTACAAAATACAACATGTTCTGCACCATATGATAACGCTTTAAATATTGCGCCACTTGCTGATCCGTCTGAATCATCCCAAGTAATAACTCTATCTACACCAGCCAGTGCTTTTACAATAGCCACACGTTCTTGTATGGGCATAAACACAAAACCTTTTTTGCGAGCAAGCCATTCGTCACTGTTTAAGCCAACCCAAACTTGTTCGCCATGCTCTTTAGCGGCACGAATCATTTCAATGTGCCCACTGTGTATAGGATCAAATCCACCTGTTACTAGTGCTACTTTCATAATACGTGTCTATGCCAATCCTTGTCAAACCATTTAGTTATTAGTTCTTCTTGTCTAATATATCCATTGGTCTCTAAACTCTTAATTGCGCTTACATGAATTAACTGCTTATCTGCTAACTCATACAAACTTGTTTTTGGATCCAGCGGATCTCCAGATTTATATACCGCCGCATGAATCCACGGAACATAATCGTGTGCTTCAACTTTAAAATATGCGTCATTGCAATCAAAACCACACACCGCTAACATATACATCAAGTTAATAATGTTGTGTGAATATAGTGTTCCGTTGTGAACACGAAAATGTATTTTGTTGTTGACATATCCTGCATACTGTGGCATGACAATAACTAGCATGCCATCTTTGACCATCATTTTGTTCCAGTTGCGAAGTGTTTGCAAAGGATTGATAGCATATTGGAATGCGTTATGACTCCATAATAAATCAATTTTACTTCCAACAACTCCTTCGTTTTCAAAGTCGTTGGTTATTTGTTTAATGTTTGGTAATTTTTTTACTTCTAAATCTAATGCATCATTTATGTCAACACAAACTACATTATAATTTCTAGGTTCGGCTTTGTCGTCTCTGGTTGTTAGTGTTGCCCACCATCGAGCATCCAGCCCAGCACCGCATCCAAAGTCTGCAATATTATTGATGCTATCTAAGAAAGAATCGTATTGATATATTTGATTAAGTGTTTTAAGACTATGCAGGTGACTTTGCTGAGGGCTTATAAATTGATCCATGTTTGAGAATATCCAATGTTACTTGTTTACTATAATTATCTAGTTTGGATCCAAACTTTTGATTTAATTTATTGATGCTATCTTTATCATCATCGAACAGTGTAAGTTGTCTAAGTTGTAGTGCATACATGTCAAGTTCTGTCTGCCAACGCTGTAGTTTAAACATGTCCTGCCATTCTGCTTTGGGTTTAGCTTCACGCAATGCTTCCCAACGATCTAGGTTTTTTCTAATACTATTGGAGTGTAACATCTTCCATGCCCGCCGTGCGTAGTTTTACAATATGTCCGAGCATCCATTGCTTGTTATCCAATCCTTTGTGTATACCTAACCACTTGTTTCGCAACAAGCTCACTTCATTGATAAGAGTTTCAAAGTCAATAACTTCATCTTCGCCGTCAACATACTTCTCAGCATCTCTACTACTTAATGCCCGTGAGTACTTTTCTAAATATTTCTGAAAATGTTTACGACGTATTTTACGTAGCTGTATATTGAGAAATTCGAGCACCGCTTCAATCTCTTGTAGTTGATTAAAACGGTGCTCGGTAATTCCTGGCATTTCTTTTAAGTTAATTTCAATGATTCCTGATATACTAGCATCTTTACGAGCTTTCTGAAGTTCAGCTTCATAGTATGCTATAAAGTTAGGAAGTTCAGCTAAATCATTGACTACTTTATTATACCACATAGATTAATTCAGTCTTCGTAATCCCAGTTCATTTCATCTTCGTCATCCGCATAATCTTCAAAGTCATAATCATCATATGCACTTTTAAGATATTCGCAATTTGTTGATGACACAAAATCTTGTAAATCACGTTCGTCTATTGTATCAACGAGTAAACCCATTAAATGATCTGCGGCACCTTGACGGTTTGCTGCCGGAACATAATCTAATAGAATATTGTAAGTTGTTACCAGACTATCCATGTCAATATCGCTCATATTATACCTCTTGTTCAACGACCTCTTCAGGTTCAGTATCTACCTCTAGGACAATAGGCTCTCGATAATTTTGCATTATGGAGTCTAAGCATCCGTCGGTATTACGTTCCCAGGCTTTGCGATACTGTTTTACTTCAGTACCATCTACCAAGTCGTATTTAAGCATGTTACCAGATTTTTGCAACATGCCTTTCTTTTCAAACAAGTCTACTAGGCCGCTGTAAGGATCCATACCTGTTTCGTATGGAATCTTAACCTGGACTGCTTCGAAAGGTTTTGCATAACGAGTTTTCATAACTTTACAAGCGGCACGAATACCATTCACATCGCTTACTTTGTTGCCATCTTCGTCTTCTTTGAGCTTGAGCTTACGCATAGCAACCACAATACTTGATGCATACACAAAGCCTTGTCCGCCCGAGATCTTATCATCTGGATCAAACATATCTTGTGAAGCATATGTATGGTTAGTACACACCATGCCAACGTTGTGCGATCCAAACATATTAACACAGTTGCGTACCAATGCTGTTAGTGCTTTGGGCTTACGACCCATGTCGCCTTTAAGATCGCCCTTGTCAAATTGATCTACGTCAGTAGGTGTGAGCAACATACCCAAGCTATCAATAACAAACAATACCTTGGGTCGTTCTTCTTCAGACATACTCTTGTAGTCTGCCATGAACGTGCTAATAGTTTTGGCAACGTCGTCAATCATGCTCATGCTTAGTTTTAGCAGTTTGCTCTCGTCTGTGTCAACACCTAGAGCATGTAGCCATGCTTCATCTAGTGCGTTTTCACTATCAATGAGAACAACAAAAATGCCTTGCTCTTGAGCATTCTTAACAATGTTGCCGGAGACAAAGTAACTTTTGCCAGCGCCGCTCTCGCCAGCAAATACAGTTACCTTACCCATAGGAACTCCCTTGTCAAACTCTCCGCTGACAAGATAATTTAGTGCATAGTTTCCTGTTGAGATCCAATCTGTAGGATCATGGAAACCAATAGTCAATCCGTTGATTGACTTTGTAATGTCTTTACGAAATTTACTTACGTCAAATGGTTTAGCCATATTTTCTCACCTTATTAAAAAGAAAAGATGGGGGATATCAAACCCTAGGGTCACTGTATCATTTAGCACTCTACACCAACACTAAAGTTGGAATGACAGAGCCCCATCATACTGCTCACGCTTCTATTTAATTAGAAGCCTGTCTACTACGAATCATTGCGAGGATGTCTTCAGTCCTCTTAGAGGATCCGCTATCTTCAGTAACAGGGGCAACCTCTGCTACTGGTGCTTCTGCGACAGCCGACTCAGTTTGTTCAACTTGAGCTGGAGCAGGTGTAGGTGCTGGTGCTGGAGCCGGTGTAGAGCTCTCAGAAGCTTTTGCTCCACCACCTACAAATCCGTTGGGCTTGTAATAACTTGCCCAACGGTCCGGATCATATGCTTGACCATCAACTGATGCTTCAAACATTTCTACTAGAACCTTAAGGTCTGTTTCGTTTGGTTTTTTAGGTAAGAAATCAGCAAGATTATGAAGACCGTACTGATCAACTGCCGCACGTTCTACTTCGGTGAGTGCAGTTTCCTTACGAGCATACTTGGAAGTACTGTAGTCAGCATATCCACCCTTGCTGGTCTTAACGACACTAAAGTCTAGACCACGCTCGTAATCAGTTGGAAGTTCTTCCATCTCTGGGTCCATCAAAGCCGCTTTAACAATGTTAAAGATCTGAGGACTAATAATAAACCTACGGATTGGGTTCTCAGGCGTTGAGTCGTCTGCTAGAGAGCTTTCACGTACAAAGCCCTGGAACAAGTAAGAACGCTTCTTCCAGTACTTGCGACCCATTTCCTCAAGACTTGCGTCTTTGAACCATGTACGTACTTCTGCAAGAATAGGACAAGAGTCGCCCCACATTTCTACGCAAGGTACCTGCACAATCTGAGGTTTGCTGTTAACGTCTCCTTTGATTCCATTGAATGGAAGTCGAATCATGTTACGCTCTACCCAAAAGAAATCGTTCTTTGAGTCTGCGTCTGGAAGGAAACGGATTCGGGAAGTTGTACCCTCTGGGATATTCCAATGAGGGAAAATGGCGTTGTCGCCACCTGTTGTGCTACCGCTTGTGCGGTTTTCTTGAGCCTGAAGTTTTGCTCGGATTTCAGCCAATGTAGCCATAATGTTTTCTCCTTTAATGTGCCATAATGTTTGCTTGTTTGCCTAAGCACATACACACAGTATATGCTAGTTTTATTTAGCAGTCAAAGGGAAATTTTACCAAAAAGTTAGTTTTGAGTTATTTGGAAAGGCCAGCTAACTTACGTAAACCAGTTAATTCTTTTTCTGAGTAATCTTTTGAACTTAGCTGTACTGATTTTGCTTTGGGCATTGCCTTGGCTATATTTTCAGCTGACTTTTTAATCTCAGCTTGAGCATACTTAGCAATATCATTACCCATGGAAGAAACGTTTACAGATTCTGCTGGTTCTTCAGCTGGTGCCTCTGCATCTGCTGGTTCTTCAGCTGGTGCCTCTGCATCTGCTGGTTCCTCTGCATCTGCTGGTTCTTCAGCTTCGGGTTTCCAAGTTTTTAGGTATTCAAATATTTTAGCCATTGATTCTTCAATGTCTCTGCTTACTGATGCATTACCAGTAACTATGTCTTTGTGTACTTTAGTAAACCATTTTACAATAGTTGGGCGAGCATCAGCTTCTGGACCTTTAACCTCTGCTAGTTCATACAAGTTATCAAAAAGTTCATCGTCGCCAAAAATGTCATACATTGCAGATGTAGCATCGTTGCCTTCAGGACCAAACTGGATTGGTTTAGCAAAGATACGCTTAAACTTTTCAACATCTTCGTCGCTCTCGGGCAATGCCCAAGTACCTTCGGTTATTTCTGATTCGTTGTAGTTTGTTTGCGATAGAGTATTCATATCACTACCAAAGTTTGAAAATGCCTGGGCAGATACTGATAGCATATTCCGATTTGATGTAGTTGGTGCAATGACGCCGCCCTTACCAGATGGCTTTGATTTTCCAAACATCTTTCCTACAGTTTTACCTATTAATCCAGCAAATTCGTTTAAACCTTCTTTTCTTACATAGGCTTTGTATACAAACGGTAATGCTTCTTCAATGCGTTGATCCAGGAAACGTTTTGTAAAACTATCTTTAAGAGTGTCCTGATCTTCCATTTCAATTGATTCTGGTGCCATATAGTCTTCCCAAAATGCTTGATAGCCTTTTGGTGTACTCATTCTATCTAAACCCTTACGACATTCGTAATAGCGTTCTCTAGCACATTCAACTAGACCAGGAACTTCTTCGCTTTCAAATGCTTCAACGTTACGTGTAGCACGTAGAAACTTGCTTAGATGTTTCATTTCTTCAACTAGTGCATAAATCTCTTGTGTACGGTCATCTGAGATCATACCACCGTGTGCGATATGTTGTCCTACTGCACGAGCACCTCTTAGATTTGTAAATGGTAATCTAAAACGCTCACCTAGATTGTTTTCAACAAAAATAACATCAATATTACGACTACGTGCGCCACGCTTATCCTCATCAACTGCTGTGCGATGTCTAATAATTAAACGTGTTTCTCCTACGTGATCGTAGCTTTTCTTTCTAGTACCGTACATTCTACTTTCCTGAATATCTAATTCACTTGATTTCCAATTGCCATTGTTTGTTTGTTGTTTGATATCTCTGAGATTCAAAGAACTGCGATTGATATCTCTGGTATCAAATGTTAGCATGTTTCTTCTAGCAAATCTACGCATTTCTTTTAAAAATGTAAACCAATCATCCTGTTCCTCTTTGGTAAGTTTATTGGATAGATCTTTGCTAAAGTAAATCTTTAGTGATTGATCGTCAATGATGCTAACAGTAACATTACCAAAGTTATTTCCATCTATACTATAATCAAAATTATAAAAACGTGCTTGTGTTGGGTTGTCTGTAGCTCTAGCATTTTCGTCACCAAGACTTATACGCTCAAAGCGGCTTCGTAGCTTGTCAAAAAGTGCTTCTGCTATGCTGTCAAGTTCTTTCATAGTAGTATTTACCTTTAAACCATTATAAAGGGCATTGGCTCAATAAAATCGTCCATGCTGTCTTTGAGTACATCATCTAGTTCACTGTCAAAATTCTGCATCAACTGTACCATGCGTACAGCCAATAAAGTTGCCATAACTAGATCATCATGTTCACCTGGCTTAGCTGAAAAGCTCATACCATGTGCAACAAAACTTTTAAGCTCGCTCATTAGTGCCTTGCTGTTAATTGTGATTCTATCTGTTTCTAACAGCATCTTAAACTTACTACACGCCGCCAGTTTTGATTTAGCAGTTGTAGTAAATCCTTTGCGAAATCGTCTTGCGTTGCCTACTTTAGCTGGCTCGCTTAAAAATATACCACGTATGTTTTCTTCACCAATCTCAGCAATAGTTACAAGTCCTGCTTCGCCAAGTGTATTATTTTCTATACTGTAATATATACGCTCGCTATGGCCAACAACATCATAAACATAATCAATGATTTCTTTCATAATAACAATTTGACGTTGTATTGGAGTTTTATTGTGTTTCCATTCAGCAATTTGCATCATAGTAGGAACTTCAAATACTTGTATAGCACTATAGTCTCCGCCGGTACCCAGGCTAGGATCTAGTGCAACAACATATTGACAATTTGAATTAGGTTTTTTAAACCATCTCACTTCACCTTGTTTTTCAACTGGATCTTTTCCTTCTATTTCAAGTAATTTTACCGAGTTAATAAGAGTTTCATCGTAGATAATAGGTTCGCATTCGTGTTCACGTTTAAATCGTTCATCGCCAATGCTTGCTCGTTCTTGTGTAGCCCACTTATCATCTCTTTCTGGATGTCTATTCCAGCGAGCCATATAACCTTTAAACCCGTTTTGTCCTAGTTCTGTTTTGTTTCCGTATTCGTCTTCGGTCTTGTTAGCACCTGTCCATAGTAACCAAAACTGATCTTCGTCACTGTTTGGTGTTGAAGTAATAATAGCTTTACCACCTGTTGCTAGTGTTGGGCTAATAGATGTCCAAAACTCTCGAGCAATAGTGTTACGCACAAACGCAAACTCGTCACAGTATAGCAGTGTAATACTCATACCACGACCAGTAGTTTCAGTGGTTGTTGTGCTTACAATGCGTGAACCATTTTCAAAGTCAATGCTACCTTTGTTGTAGCTGGTAACGCCTGCACGTATGTGATTGGGGCACAGTTCGTAAGCATAGCGAATACGTTGCATGATTTCTTGTGCGCCGGTGTATTTGTGTGCGGCAATAAGAATAGTTGAATCCGGAACAAACATTGCATACCACAGTAAGTATCCTGCGGCTGTAGTGGTCTTGCCCATTTGTCGTCCAAGCAGGTTAATACTGAAACGGTATCCGTGATAGATGTCAATCAGCTCGTCTTGGTAATCAAAAGGGTCATACAGCAAACGTCCTCGAGTAGGATGCTGTATATAGAAAAAGTTTGATAAAAAATATTTGGCGCCTGTTTTTGAATCAGCACAACGAGCAAACTCTTGTAGCTGATTCGGTGTATAAGTTTCCTGCTTGTGTGCAGGTTTAATCAGTACGCCTTCTAAACTTTTAGACATGTTATTTCGGTTCTAATTTCCTTAGATGCTATATAATACTGTTACTTATCAAAGTTTTTAAGGGTTATAAGTATTGTTATGAGTGATACGCTACTATTGAACGCAAACTACGAACCTGTTAGTATTTTGCCACTAAGTGTAATCGGCTGGCAACAGGCAATCAAATTAGTATTTCTAGACAAAGTTAAAATAGTAGAAACATACGAAGATCGTGTGATACGTAGTCCTTCTACAGAGATAAAATTGCCTAGTGTTTGTGTAACCAAAGAATACTTTAACCCAATGAAAAAAGTAAAGTTTACACGGAACAATTTATATCTGCGCGATATGTATCAATGCCAATATTGTAGTGATGTGTTTGGAAACAAACACCTAACCATTGATCATGTTATTCCTCGAAGTAAGGGAGGGATTACCAGTTGGGAAAACTGTGTAACAGCATGTAGAGACTGTAACTTCCGCAAAGGCAACAAGATTATGAAGCCTCTTAAAGAACCTGTTAATCCTGAATATTATCACTTGGTAGCTAAGTGGCGTCGGAGGCCTGGCAATATTAGTGTGCGGTCCGAATGGATAAGGTTCTTACACGTAGACGAACAAAAGGTTAACGTTCAGACTTCTCGCTAGAAGTCTTTTTTTGTTCCTTCTCACTTTCATGTTTATATTCATCAGGAACGGAACCCCACCCTACAGTGCGGTCCCATTGTCTTTGGGTGTACTTGTTTGTAGGTTTATCCTTGCTCATAATACTACTTACCTATTATTACCAGCCATTGGGTACAACAAGGTAGTGGATAAACAGCACAATACCAACACTAGCACCAAGTCCAATCATCATTTTGATAAAGTCTCTGGTTACAAGTGGGAATACCTGTTTCATTTTAGTATTGTAAACTGTAGCAATAGCAAGTTCTCTACCTGTTAGCAAGCCTACAAATACCCATGTTGTTGACATTGGTATTGAGTTTAGTTCTTTAAAGAAGTAAAGTATTACAAAGTAAACCAAGTCAATTAGTGTGGCACTTCTAATATAATGTGTGGTGCTTTTTTCCAACACAATGTTTTGGATCTTACCGCCACGTTCCTTAAACATCCATGCTAGCCCGCCTACAAACACAATGCTAATAACTATCATCATATCTACAGGAACTTGGCGTGGCAAGAACACTGCAATGTTAGCCATGTCATGACTTAACCAGGTCCACCATAGCAAGCCTGTTGTTCCCCATTGTGCTACACGCCAGTATGGTCTACTCCAATGATCACCAATTGACTTGTTTTCATCTATAATTCTACTGATAACGTGCCACAGCGCATAAGCACTTATTGCGGCGATAGCATAGCCCATGACTGATTTCATAAGCATTTTTTCAAGCACGAAACTACTTGCAAATGCACTTAAAACTAAAAAGGACGTACTAACTGGTACGCCCACTCTGGTTAACAGTAACAGTATTGCTGGTGCAACAGCATGATACCATTGCACTTCTTGGAATGGGATCTTAGTTAGCCGTCCATAACTAATGTCACCTGCATGTGTGTACCATCCGTACCACAATGCCCATAATAAAACCGCACTAGATGCGGCCCAAAGAATCTTATAATTAAAACGTTCGTGATTGCTAGCAATCCAAGTACCTAGCGTTTGTACGCTGTCATTTGCTATAACACTGTATGCTGCCAATAAAAAGCCTATGCCCATCCATAGTGTTAATTGATCCATTGTGTGTATTCCTCTGTGTAATTGATTTAAGTTATTTAGTAGGGCGATCTTTAACTATGTAATAACACTTGGTTTTTGCTTCTTCAACAGAACAGTTAAATTCTTTTGCTACCATATCATAAAAAGGCTCAGGATCTATACCTTGCTGTACCTGTGACCAGGCTTGGTACATCCATTCAATTCGTGTTTCATCATCCATAGTACTCTCCACTATGTATAAAGTAGCATGTTAGCAATTAGTTGTCAATGGGTTTTTCGCCAGTTAGGTATGGTCTGGCAAACCAGAGTTTAAACCATTCGGGTGTGCCTGGTTTAATGTTATGCTTGCGTTGTAGTTTGGCTTTTTCTGTGCCAGTATGACTGATGTTAGCAGGCAGTATGCTTTCGTTAGCATGTCCTGTTATGCCAGCAAGTCTTTTTAAACGTTCTATATCAGTCATTGCATTTCTTGCCAGTTTTAACAGATCCTACTTCCAATGTTAACTTGTTAACTTGTTTAAAGTATAACTTGTCTCCTGGGTGTAGGTTAATTAAACCTGGTAAAATGAAAAATGCTGTTTCGCCTTCGTTTGGATTTTTGACAACTTCGTGGCACCCTACAAAGTCATAAGCAACTTCACCTTTTGTATACATTGGTGAACATGCTCCTACTAATAGTAGAGCAACAACTGGAATTAATTTTTTCATTTGTTTTTTCTTTTGATAGGACCTTGTGCGACTGTGATGCTTTGTGTGTTTACATCTGGCATTTCGTTACTGCCTTCGCCTTTGGTCAATTTATGTTTTGTGGTAACGCCCATACGCTTTTTAGCGGCATCAATAATTTCTTGTTCACCATCGCTATATGCAAGTGTTACCATACGTCCTTGTGTAGGACCATCTTCAGGCATATCAACACCGTCTGGTGATCCAGCTAGGCTTATGCCAAAACGATAGGCACCATAGTAATCTGTATTCCAAGATTGTGCGCCTGGTAATGCGAGTTGTGCGCTTTTACGTAGTTGGCGTCGCTTGCGTTCAGTTAAAAAATCTTTGGCTCGCATATTACCATTTCCTACAAGACCAATAACGTGCCTTTGTTTTTGGTCCTGGGTTATCGCAATTATGTCTGGCACGAAAGCTCTTACGTGCCTTAGGATTTGATTTTCTAATACGCATAGTTTTTTGGCCGGCTTTTTTAGCACTTGTTCCGCCGTGTCCAAAGTTAACTTTTTTTACATTTCCTGTTTTAGGATCTTTTACATAGACTTTAAACTTTTTAACATCGCCGGCCATTGGCTTGTTTAGTTCAACCTTACGTCCTTGGTACTCTGCTTCGTCTAACCCTAGCGCCTGACGTAGACTATTAAGTTCTTCAATAACATCTTCTGAATCCTCATCGTCTGATGTTTCAGTGTTATCGTATTCACCTTGTTCTTCTATGGCTTGATCCTTAGAGGCCTCATCTGTTTCGTCAAGGTCTTCTAGTGCGTTGTAGCCCTCAAACATTTTAAAAGATTCAGGATCACCTGCTACAACAATAAAATCTTCTTCGCTTTCTAATACATATGTGGACACACAGGTTTCGTCCATTTCAAAGTCAATGTTATCACCTAAAGTTGGGAGTTCTGTTTCTCTAAGATAGGATGCAAAACTTTTCATACTGCTTACCTCTGAACTAGAATTGATTGGTAGTTTTGTAACCAAGATTCACCAAGACGTGGTTCTGCACTCTCGTCTTTATCACTTTTAGGCAATTCTATCTTGGTAATTTTAAAATCATCTGGCTTGCTGTTGTCAAGTGACATAAACTCTTCATAACTTAAATAGAAATCAGAGTCTGGATCGTAGTAGGAACCTTCTTTGGGATCATAGTAAACAACTTTGCCCGAGCGTGTTTGGAATGGACCTTCAAGCCCATCGCGTTCCTGGTATCTGTCTTTATCCATAGGAGGCATATCGTAATGACCTTCTGGCAGATCATGTTCCCATAATGTTTCATCGTGCTGATTAGAATCTATCCACTGCAAAAGTGGCCACACTGTATTAACTACTTGATTAGCAAAGTGTGGATCATTATAATCTTCCGTCTGCTCTAGCTGTTTTGCTGTTTTACGTAAAGCAATCATATCATCAGCATGTTTTTCAATTTGAGAACCCCTAAAGTTTTTGACGTGATTCTCTAACCATGTGTATACGTCGTATACGTCATTTGAATACTTGTTAGCAAGGTTGCCTTCATACTCTTGTTGTCCACGCTCTAATGCCTTACCGGCTGCTCTTAGACTACCTAATAATTCTACTACATCTTCGGGACCATTGATATATGCTTCTGTCAGATCATGTTGCCCACCACAGTGTTCACAACTTTCATCACAACCACATTTGCCTTCTGCGTTAATCTTATTGCCACAACAAGAACATTCCTTACCAGATTCGCTTAGTGCGTCTTCTGTTTCTGCAATAGCGGATAGTTTATCTAATAAATCTCTCATATCATTTTTCCTTAGCGATGTCAAACTTAACGGAATTTTTTGTGAAGTCTTTAAGCATGCTCTCAGTACGCTTGTCGCCTACCATCTCTTGCTTGCCTGCGTCGTCTTCGGCGTCTTGCTCTTCAGCTACAAACTCAGCGCCATCTACAGCAACTAGTATGTTTGCGGCAGGGATACCGGCACGGTCAACAATTAAACGCTTGATACCAAAGTCTGTTGCTGGGTACTTGACTTCAATCTCAAATACGTGAGATTCAACAGGACCTAGTCTATGGAACTCTGGCTGTTCGCTGATTGGTGTACGCTTTGCTTTGCCTAATGATTCTACTTGGTAGACATCAACGGCATTCTTGATGCGATCCATTGTCTCTTTAGTTGGTTCAACACCAGCTAGTTTGACTTTAAACTGATAGGTTTTGTCAGTTTCAAAATAATATGTGGCAAATGTTTTCATTTCATAATCCGTTAAAATGTTATTTTATGTATTTATCCTAATCGTTTGATTTATTAGCTTCCAATAGTTGCTTCAATAGCTCGTCTCTGCTAATTACAACGCCTTCGCTTTCCATAACACCGTCATCTTGGTTTGAATCTTTTTTGATCTGATGGTCTAGTCTTGCTTTCTGTAACTGTAATTGCACCATCTTTAGCTTCTTATCCATCTTGGCTGTTTTGGCTGTGATAGCGTGTCCAAGTAGTCCATTGGCTGTTTGTAGGATCATGCCTGCAAAGCGAGGATCTACGTTCATGCCAAGATCCATTAAGTCTTGAAACTTTTCTTGTGCTAGGCTAGCAAGCTCATCCATTTCTTGGTCACTTGCTTCGAGGTCTCTAACTGTGGGAAGTGCAACGTTGATTTTATCAATAGCATTGTCTACACTGCGAATAGTTTCTGTGTGTACTGCTATTTCTTGTTTGGTTGTTTCAACGTCTGGATCCTTTGCTTCGTGTATGTCTGCAGGATCCACGTTAAAGAATTCTTCTAGTTTTTTTGTCATTATAGACCTCCGTTACTGTGTATTTACGTAACTTAGGACTGTAAATGAAAAAAGGCACCCTAAGGTGCCTTTTTCCTTAGTGATTATGCTAATTATGCACGTTTAATTGCGTCAACAATAGCATGGTCGAAGCCGTAATCCTTTTCATAAAGATGAGCTGTAGCTTTAGCAAAACGCTCTTGCTCTTCTTTACTTAGATGCACAACTTCAATGTTGTCTGCTTCACAACGAGCCTGTGTCTTTTCAACATCAGCTACACTGATTGAACGCTCGTACTGTGCGGCAACTAGTGCGGCATCAGAAACAATCTTCTGCTCAGCTTCGCTTAGTTCATTCCAGAAGCCTTCAGCAATTAGAATGCTTGTTAGGAATAAGCTATGCTCTGTGTGGTTAACAACTTTGGACACTTTGTTTTGTCCTAGTGCATAAACACGTGGGTATGTGCTTTCACCAACTGTAACTGTTGAGTTGTCGATGTTTTCTGTTAGCTCTTCTAGTTCCATTGGAACAACATCTGCACCCATTGCTTTGAATGTGTCAATAGCAACTGGTGAGAATGAAGTGCGAACTTTCATACCACGTAAGTCTTCAATACGACGAACTGCTTCTTGTCCTGGGACAATACGGAAGCCGCCGCTGTATGTAAATGCTAGACCTTTAACAGCCTTACCGCTCTTGGTTAGACCGTTTAATAGTCCTTTACCAACTTCACCTTCAAATACACGTGAAGCATGGTCGTGGTCCTTAAATAGGAATGGCATATCTAGCGCACGGAATTCTGGGCAGATCTGACCTAGTGAAACTGTGTATGTCTGTGACATTTCAATTTCACGATTGTCTAGTAGATCTACTAGATCGTGTTTGCTAACTAGCTTGCCTTCTTGATACTTATTTGAGTAATCACCTAGAGTCATTACTTCGATTTCAAATGCGCCATTGCTCTTTTCAGCAACTTCTGCTTCAAAGACTTTTGCGGCACGAATGAAAAGCTCGATTGGCTCGTGTGCGAGAACCCAACGGATTTTCTTTGTCATGGTTTATATTCTCCTTAATTAGTTTCCGGAATTATAAAGGAATTTGCAATACCTACAATTAAGTATCGCTATGTTTATTTACCTTTTCCTTGGTGAAATATCTGTTCTTCCGTAATTATTTTAAAATTTAAGCCCTTGCTATTACACCAAACCTTTGCGGCTTCCCATTTTACCATGTTCAGCACTGCATATGCTTGGTCTCTTCTACTTTTGGCTTCTTCCAAACTTGTTTCTTTCTTGGGCTTAACTTCGATAACATCTGCTTGATGCTTGCCATTGCGATCAATGTAATAGATCAAAAAGTCTGGAACGTAGATAGTTTGTTTACCAGTAAAAGGGTTTTTGTAGTTGATGTGTACTGCTTCGCTGGCCCATTTAAGTATATTAGGGTTGTTGTCGCAGAAACGCATGAATACATGTTCCCAACTTGAACGATAGGTTGGTTGTCTTTTACCTACATATTTGTCAGGGTTTAAGACTTGGTACTTGCCCTGTGCATACTTGCTCATGGTAGAATGCTTCGTTCAACATACTGATTTCTAATTTGTTGGTTATTTGTTCCTAGTAAACTTGTACCAACTCTATTTAAATTTAGGTACATGCATAGGTAATTACTTAAACTGTTGATAGGAACTTTTTTAAAATCGTCTAACACTTCCATTGGATTAGCACCTAACTTTTGAGCAGTATACATTACTGCACTCGCTAGTGCTTGAGCGGCAGTTTTATTTCCATTGGTATAGTATTGAAAATGTGCAATAATTGCATCGTTTTCAGGTCCACTAATATCAATGATTCTATCAAAGTAATTTGAGAAATATCCGTCAGTTGAATTGGTTGAAGTTGAAATTGAAACTGAATTTAAATTTGTTGGAACATTAAACGCCATTAGGTTACTCCGTCATTTAATTCTATATCAAACTCAGCTTCTTCAAAATCAGCACCACTAAAATTATTGGTTTGAATTCTTTGACGAATGTTTGATTCTTTTAGTTTTGCTTGAGGTACACTTGTACTAAAATTGGTAACTGATGGCAGAGAAAAGTTAGTATTTGACAATGCGGCTTGGGCATCATCAGCAAAACTTGATGCTGAGCTGAGTAAACTACCATTGCTACTTACTGCTGGACTTTGCCCACCAATAGTTTTAAATCCGTTACTAACAGTGTTACTAATTTCTTGTACTCCATTAGCAATAGTTTGTCCAACATTTACTCCATTAATGGATGGAATACTTAATCTATCCAATGGATTCTGTCCTCTTAAAATATCTTTAGCAATACTTCCTATTTCAGCTGATGCTACCGCTTTTAAATCTAAATTAGAAAGATTGTTTAATGCTCGTCCACCTTTAAACAATGCTGATCCAATATTACCTTCGCTAAGATCCTTGACAATTTCGTCAGCTGTTTGTAACAATCCGCCTGGCCCAGCAATGCTGTTAGTGCCGCCACCTGCCGGAGTTAGTGGACTTGGAGTATTATCATAATGTAATTTACCAAAGCCTTTAACGTTATCTGCTGTAACATAACCTTTTCTATATTTGACTGCTTCGTACTGTACTGTCATTTCGTGTTGCATTACTTCAGATCCATCTGAAGCACGATGTTCACCGTGTTTAAATCCTGATATGATTGGATTTATTAATGTGTATTCGCTAAATTCTTTTTGGTGTAAACTATAAATTCTAATAGCATTAAGGTACTGTAATTTTTCTGTTTGACCTAAACGCTGATAATCACGAGGGGTATATCCCCATACATTTGATTGTAACGATTGGTATTTGTGTCCTGCTCTGTATAATGGATCTTCGTAGTCGCTGTCTCTATAGAAATAACTATAATAGTCATACCAAAATTCACGTACAACATCCTGACTATCATCATGGAATGTTATTCTTACATCGTCGTAGTCTATTTTAGTTTGTGCATAGTCCCAACGATTGTACGCATTTTTCTTTTGTACACCAAGTTTAAATCCAGGCAAAGTTACTTCTTTGACCATCAAACCAATTTCTAATTGTTGTTGGTTTTTAACTTTTGAAACTTGGCCAAAATCAAATGCTACATGATAGAGAAAAGAATGTTTTGGTTGCAGGCCACCATCAAGAAAAATCTTGCTAGCATGCTTGTAATCTTTAACTTGATCCCCTTGGAAAAGAGGTTTTAAAAACTGATTAATACTCATGTTAATATTTATCCAAAAAATTAACCTGGGTTTTTTAAGCCCAGGTTAATTGTATTAACATGTATTGCAGTAAGCTATCGTTTTTATTAGTTAAGTGTCGTCTGATTATTAACCAGTAACTGCGCCTGCAATATTTCTGCCAACAAGTGTACCAACACCAACACCAACTGGTGATTGGATAGCATTGTCGTAACGAATGCTTAATTGGATTGTCATTGGATCGTTATTATCATAAGCTAGTTCACCGTAGTTAACGTTGGTTACCATACAACCGTATAATTCCCAACTTTCAATTACGTTAGCATCTTGAGCGCCGTTACCACCATCTAGTACTTCATATACAAGTACAAACTTGTAGTCAATACCACTTGCGGCACTAGCTTGCTCGAGGAAGTCGAACTGCTTCTGAATTTGTTCACCTACTAGACGTGAAACGTTTCCGCCTGCATCGTCACGTAGTGTAACTGAGGTTTCTTGCCATTCTGGCTTACCTGCTAGATAAATTTTTGAGTTGTATGTATCAATTGTGATTGGCTCAAATTGGACCTGTGGTCTTGCAATACTTACAACTTGCTTGGTTAGTTCTGATTTAGGCTGGCTAACACCAAAGTTATTAAAGCTGGCGCGGAAACGATAGCTTAGTTTTGGCATTAGTAGACCTTGGCTTGTTGCGCTTTGGTCTGTGGCTAATGGAACTGTGAATTTTGTTAAACTTGCAACTGACATGTTTTAAATCTCCTTATACAGTATTTACCTGCATGTAATCGACAACTGAGAGCTATTATGCCCTCAGTTGTCTTTTTTTATTATAATCCTGCCGCGATATCACCTGGGTTCTTTAGGCGAATTGGAATGTAGATAAATTCAACTGCCTTCATAGGTTCGATTGCAATATCAACGTATAGTTCGTTTCTTGCGATACGTGTTGGCGTATTGTTTGTCTCATCACAAATTACCAAGTAATCGTAAATGCCTCGTTTTGCAATTAGGTCGTTAATCGCACCTTCAATAACATTCTTGATCTGATCACGTGTGATCTTATCGTTTGGTTCAAACAAGAACGCATTACCAACGCTAGAGAGGATTGTTCTAATGTAGTTAACAAGTCTTGCTACGTTAACACGATCCAACGAACTTGCAACTGGGTTACGTGTCTTTTGACCCCAGCACACTAGACCAACGCCTGGTAGGATTGTGAATGGGTTGATACGGTTTTCGTATAGTGCATCACGCATACCGTTGTTGATACCGTTACGAACAAATCCACCTGTCTTTGGATTGATCCAACCAATATCTGTTGCATTATCAATTAGGCCTCTACGTACACCAGCTGGTGCAAACCACTGATATGCCGCATTATCGTTGCGGATATAAGTGCGTAGTGCCATATGACTTGCTGGCATTGTAATTGTATTACCACTTAGATCGTTTGTTTTTGCATGTGGGTAGTAAACAGCTAGGTATGGATCAGCAGTGCTAAGTCCATCGCCATTTGTGTTATTTGCCCAGTTAGCAAACGCAATACTGTTAGCTGGTAGTGTCATTGGTGTATCACCGATAACAAACGCTGTATTCTTACGATCGTTGTTTAGTGCTACCATGTTTGGAATCACTTCAGGGAAACCAGGTGCAACAATTAGGTTATATGAGAATTGCTCTTCACGAATTTGTATGTTCGCATCAACTGCGGCTCTCATTGCTTTAACAACCATGTTACGTTGTGCCTGTCCACCCATAAATGGTGATTGATCATCTTTTAGTCCTGAAACGCTAACCCATGCATCCTTAATAACAGGTAGGCTTGCATTTGGGAAGCTATCATCGTTAAAGTAATCGTTTACAAACTTCTTAACGTTAAAGCCACTTCTACGTGTGTTCCAAAGTAGCAAACCTCTTGGGAATAACTTGTGATTTGGAGCGTCTAAGTCTAAGTAGTTACTTGTTAACATGCTCTTAGTTGTTGGATAGTTAGCGGCAATAATGTCTGTTGTGCCGTCTGTGTCCCAACGTGCATCAGCAAAAGTAATACCATTTTGACTGAAACGGTCTGTTGCATCAATAGCTACCCAAGCATTCGCATCGTTATAGCGATATAGTTTTGGATAGTTAATTAAGTCGCTTGTATCTAACCAAAGATCACCAGCTACAAGAGATGTACCATCTGTTTGTGAAACTGGCTTACTTGCTGTTACAATAACCCCTCCTGGATCTGTATTAGTTAAGTTATAACCACGTGCATCATTGCTTAGTGTTTTATAACCTTTCCAACCATTATCGTTAATCATGATGTCAACTGTAGTTGGATCACCATAATACCATAGTGTATCTGTTGCTGGTTCTTTGTAAGGTGTTTCAAACTGTGCCTTGTAGGCAAGTAAACGCCAGTTACTTAGGATAATAGTACCAGCGCCGTCATCTAAGAATTCAGCGGGAGTAAATCCAGCACCGTTAACCATTGTACCTGACACATCTTTGAGTGTAATAATACCACCAGTATCGTGTGTTAGTGTAATTGAACCATCAGCATTTGCTTTAGCTGAAACTTCTGGGATACCAGCAGTTGAAAAACTTGTTACCCAAGTTAATGCGTCAGTTACGCTTACACTAAATGTAAGACTGTAAGTAAACAGTTCTTCAAAGCCACTACGTGAAGCTTTTACTTCAATAGTCCCGCCGCCGGCTAATCCAGTTGGATAAACGGTATTAACGTTTTTGCCTTGAACGCCTCGTGTAAACAATCTTAGATTGTTTTCTCTACCAGCATCGTTTGCATAGTCGTTGTAGATAGCAATTTTAGTTCCAAAAGGAATACTAAAGCCGTTTGCAATAGGATCTAGTGCAAACTGTGCTGAAGCAAAACTGCCTGCTACTGTTACTGCTTGTGCAACAAAGCTATCTGTATCTGCATTGTATTCTTTGAGCTGTAGGTTCATACCATCGCCTAGTGCAGAAGTTTTAATCCAAATACTTTGAGATGGACGAGGTTCTACGTCGCTAGCTCTCCAGGCTGGAACATCAACATATGATCCATAGTGTAGATCTGGTAGGTTGTATGTACCTGCTGTAATGCCTAGATCGTCTAAGATAGTTCCGGCGCCATTGTTAGCAATTTCAAATTGGTTGTTTCCGCCAACAGTTTGTGCTGTAGAGTCTGCATAAAAACCAATAAAGTTATCGCGAATGTCAATGCTTAATCCAGTTAAACCTGCGGCCGCATTAAATGATGTTTCTAAATCTTGAATTGTTGTACCGGTAAGAGTTACAGTAACACCATTAATATCAATTGCATGTCCACTTGTTAGTGTTGGAGCGGCTACTGTGGCTTTGATAACCGGAACACTACTGAGCCAGTTGTTTGAGCCAAGTCTACGCCAAAAACCATAATAGTCTTTAACATACATTCTGTTTCTACGATTACTGTCTGAAGAACTGTATGTAACAACTGCATAGTCGCCAACATTACCAATACCAGTTTGTGGAAAATATGCGCTAGTGTTAATTGTTGCAGAGTTGACCTCTTCAACGACATCAATGATAATTGGAGTTTTCTTAGTGAATGAATTTTCTGAACTATCCCATTCGTAAATACCCCACTCTGTTAAACCTAGGTCTAACCAGTTTGTTTGGTTATCTGGGTCGCCTTTTGGACGAATGCTTGTTGCTTCTAGTTCTTTTAAGTTTACATCTGCACGTACTGCATAGGCACGGTTTGTAATACCCATTGCACTGTACATTGCCATTAAGCCGTATTCGTTTAACGGTGAAGCATGTATTGGAGTACCGCTTGCAGATTGTTTAAAGATTGGCGTACCAAGTTGAGAAACAATTTCTCTCTGTGAGGTAAACACTTGCAGGGCCGCCGCGTTATCTTTTGTTGTACCGGCAGCAAGCGAACCGTTTGCTGTTTTGTCTTGTTCTGTTGTTAGGAATACTAGAGGTATCGTGCCGACTGCGCCCGGTACGTATGCGCTTTCGTCGGTGACGGTAATCTCTAAACCTGGTGAAATCAAAGCCATCTTTTTCTTTCCTTTTATATAAGTAACTTCTAAAAAGCACAAGCAACTTGTGCTCTTAACTTAAATGTATTTATTTTTCTTCAGGAAAATATGGTGCTTTAGCATGCCCTTAATTAAGGTTTGCCCATAAATATATGCATAATGGAACGTAAATTATGCTCAATTTGTGAAGAACGCCCTGTAGCAATCAATTGCCACAAGAACGGTCGCACTTATTATAGAAAAATTTGTGATGCTTGTAGTCGGAGAGGCAAAAGGATAAAAGCCGTTGCTCCGCTTTGGTATAGAATGGGCTATAGAAAAAAAGCTATCTGCGATCGTTGTGGGTTCAAAGCACGATCAAACAAACAGATGTTTGTGTTTCACGTAGATGGTAATTTATCTAATGTGGATAATTTTAATCTAAAAACTATCTGTGCTAACTGCAAAATAGATTTATACGAAAACCGATCTAAGTGGCAAGCCCACTCACAAGTAGCAGACTTTTAACTTGTGCCTGGAGTGCTTTTAGTGTGCTGTTGTTGTTAATCACTGCATCAAAATAACGATCCTGCATTACCCAACGCCATTCGCTTTCGTGTACTTTGGGAAACACCACTTTCATTGAGTGGTCTTCGTCTACTGTGTCTGCTTGATTGATACCGCAAGCAGTAGCCCACCAGTCGGGCTTTGGTCCTCGCTGTACCTGCCATACTTGACCGCCTACGTCGCGAATCATTTGTAGTTCGTTCTGAAATCTTGCGTCTGGAATAACATAATTTACATTAGGATTAGTTAATATTTTTTGTTTTACCAAACTTACCCAAATACCATCATAAAAACCATGACGCATACAATCAGTGCCAAACAACTGAAGGACCAGCCTAGGGGTAATGTGCTCATTAGTTTCGTTTGACCAGAATGTATCGGGCTTTTCTCTCCACTCTCTGCTCTCATTTGTATCTCCTTCGAGCATCGCCCTGTCCCAATCAAACATAGTTGCAACAGCATCTTTTAGCTTATCAGCAAAGCTAATTTTAGTAAATCCATGTTCTTGTACAAGACAATCAGCAACTGTACCTTTGCCACTACCTATTAGCCCACAAATACCAATGATCATGTGAATCTCCTTATGCTTTTAATTATAGCACGAGGTTGGTACAATGTCAAGTTAGTGTTTTTTGATTTTGTTAAGCATTCTTACCAAACGGCTTGTTGGATTTACACGTTTGGTCTTATTGGCTTTACGTGCTTGTCTAATTTTAGTTCTAGCACGGGTAACTTTCATACGAGCTCGTTGTGCAACATCAATAGGCTGACTACAGTCAATAACTTTAGGCACTACACGACCTTTGCGTGGGCCACTTAAACAACGCCATTTCATAGTAGGACCTTTTTTAGTTTTAGCCCATACTAATTCGTGTTCGTCAATGATTATATCTTCTTCAACTTGATACTTGTCAATTTCTTCATCACTTGCTTCAAAGTATGCTTCGCTTCCACATCTTGGGCATACCACAGTAGTTTCATCCTGATCTTCTACTTCTATTTCGCCAAGAGTTGTGCTAACTAGTTTACAATCATAGCAAAAATTATACTCGCCTGGTTCATCTCTAACAAGATCTACTGTTTGATGATATACTCCGTTGTATTCACCTTCTGCTTCGTTAATATTAAATTCTTTTGATCTCATTATCCTGTCACCCAAGTTATTGGCATACCGCCGTCAATATAATCTTTGAGTTGCTGTTCTAGTTCTTGCATTTCTTGCTGTCCTTCTGCAAGGAGAGCTGGTCCATTTAGTGCGGTACCACCAGCTGGGCCTGCAATGCTAGCAAACTTGCTACGTGCTTCACCTAGGATACGTTTAGCAAAACTATATGCATACTCTTGGATCCAAGGAAAAGCCATATGATCGTTTAGCAACATGAGATCTGGCTTGTAGTTATCGATCAATAAGCCTACTACTTCGTCACTTTGCTCAGGAATTTTACGTAGAATAGTTAATTTTTTAGTAGCATTATTCCAGTTAAACTGCATGTAACCACCAAACATAGTCATTGCTAGTTCTTGATATTGGGTATAAAGTTCAAAGCTCAATAGACCACCAACACGCCCTGCTACTAGCATGTATGTGTTTAAGTAACCTGCTGAGAATGGTTCAAATTGTGTAGCTGTATTACCTGTGACACTACCAATACCACGTCTATAGATCTGACGCACTTGCATAACTTCGTTTGGGAGTATGTATTCTGTAGTTTCTGGTTGTAGTTTTAAAAATGCATAGCTCTCTTCAACGCTGTTTGAACTACGTTGTCTATACTTAATAATAGATTGGTTAACAGCCATATCGTAGTGTTCTTTGTCTAACTCAACATCTACTATACCGTCTGCTAATCTTAAACGAATGTAGTCTTCGATTTGATGCTTTTTAATATTGGCTGTTGGTAGAGAACTACTGTCAAATTCAATTTGTCCAGCACCAGTGCCTGTTACAGGATCAAATAATGAATCTGCAATTAGTGTACCATCTGCATTAAGTCCAGTTTTTAGGGTAGCCATACGTTATATCCTAGTTGCTTTACTATCTTATTTATCAGGATTGAAGGCTTACTGAACTTTGAGTAGCATCGTATCTGCGTTGATCCTTCCGTTCAGTTTGGTTTCAGTTGTTTTAATTACTGACATAAACTTACGTAATTGTATCTTACCACTCTTGTTGAATGTAGACAGTTGCTCTGTAGGCTTGCGTAGTGTCTTTTGTACACTCTCGTCCTCTTTAAAGCCTGTTATAGTCGTACCTTTGACTGTTAGTCCGGTGCCTGAGCGATCCAGTCCTTTAGGATCAACGTTTAGGGCTACATACTTGCCTAACTTGCGTGTCTTGGTGTTGTAAACCCAAAGCTCGCTGGCTCCAATAATTTCTACAGGATTGACACTGACCAATTTAAGGTCGGTATCTTCTTTCTTAAACTTGAGTTTGGCTACTAGCTTGTCCTTGCTTGGGCTTTTCTTAACCCTTGCTTTGCGTGTGGTCTTTTTGAGTTGTGCAAATGCATCACATTCCTGCAAAAGAACGTCCCACCAAGCAATATGACGCTTCCAGTCTGCTGGCTTCATGTGTGCATAGCCTTCTTTGGCTTGCTCGTCGCCTGCTTTTACTGCGGCTTGCTCTTCGGCTAGTTGCTGTTTGCGTAGAGTTGCAAACTCTACAACCTGACCAATACGTGCCTGAGGTAGCTTTTCAGCTTTGAACAGATTATATGCATCAGGGGCGGCTTTTTTATCGTTTAAGATCACTGCATCATAACGACCTTCAATCTCACCTAAGATTTCGTCTACTTTTTCATCAAGTCGATCCTGGATAGTAGGCTTGTATACCTGTTTGCTCATCTTAGCTTGGCGTTTTTCTTCAGCTTCTTTTGCCGCAATC